TTATTAAGCAATCAAAAGATTTTTATTTAAGTAGAGGAACTGATAGATCTTTTGAAATTTTATTTCAAGCATTATACAACGAACCAGTAACGGTTGTAAAGCCAAGAGATTTTCTTTTTACGCCATCTAACTCGGATTATAGAGTTACTAACGACTTAGTTGTTGAAGCCGTAACTGGTGATCCTTTGGATCTTGATCAAGCAACTCTCAATCAAGAACAATATCCTTTTGCAAATATTGTAAAAGCATATGCACCAATAACTGAGGTTGAAAAACTTCAAGTTGGAACTGCAAAAAGTTTTTATAAACTAAGTCTCGATGGTGGTTATGACAGAGATGTTGAAGTTGAAGGTGCTATTCGTGGATCTTTTAGTATTCACCCGAAAACAAAACTAATCGGACAAGTTGGTTCTGGTGCAACTATTCTTAGTGTTGATTCTACTGTTGGATTTGGAACCACGGGCGAATTGGCCGTTGTATACAATGACACAACCACTGGTTTTGTTTCATATACATCTAAGACCTTAACAGAGTTCTTTGGATGTAGCAATATAACGGGAACTATCTCTGATGGCGAAGACGTTGGTATTAATACGTTTGCATATGGTAGATCTTTTAAAGATCAAAACGAAATTATTACCGTAAGAATTAATTCTGTTCTTAGTAACTTAGAATTTCCATCTAATACAACTAATTTCCGTGATGGGGATACTGCAAGAATCAGAACATTAGGTAGAGATAAAACTGAAACCATCTATAGAAACTGGTTCTACAACTATGCATCCTCTCACTCAGTAAAATCAATCAAGTTGGTTGATGCTTCTGATAACAGTTATGATCTTCAATTAAATCAGAGACAGTTTTTCCGTCCTAATGATAGCATCGATATTATCGATGACACTGGTGCTACCAGAACTGGAGTTGTTTATTCGATCCTTTCCGATACCGCAATTGCTATAAAAGGATCAGGATCTCTCAATTCAAATAGATCATATACAGTAAATAGAAAAATTCTGAAAGGAAATGCTCAGAACTTTCCTTCAGCAGAACTATATCAGGCAAATATACAGGGCGTTTATGACAACGAAGAAAATTTCCTTGTAGCATCATCTTCTATTCCATCATATTTTACATCTGCAATTAATACCAGTGATAGAACAGTTACTTTCTCTGGTACTTTCTTTGGAGATGAACTTGAAATAACTCCTCTCGGAAAACACAACTTCTACTCAGGTGATGCAGTATACTATGCTGCTCAACTAAAAGAAGAATCATTTGTAAATGATAGTGGAAATGTAGAAAAAAGAACAGTAATAGGAACTTCTCTTGGTGCAAATTTCCCTGACGGATTATATTATGTTAAGAGAATAAGCGATACTAAGTTAAAACTTGCTAAGAGTAGAAGTGATGTCTATAATAACAAATTTATTTCAGTTGAAAGTTCAACCACGGTAACTGATAATACCTTACAACCATTTACCTTTAGAGATAAAACTCTTGAATCTCAGAAGTTAATTAGAGAGATTCCCAAAAATGCACAGCACACTGGAAAACTAACTCCCACTGAACCAGGATTTACTGGTATATTAGTTAATGGGGTTGAGGTTCTTAACTATAAGTCCCCTGACGTTGTTTATTATGGTCAGATAGATGAAGTAGAAGTCCTTGCTCAAGGTTCTGACTATGATATTATTGATCCCCCACTTCTTTTTGTTAGTGATACTGTTGGAACTGGTGCAACTGGAGACGTTTCTGTATCTGGATCATTAGAATCCATCAGAGTTCTTGATCCTGGATTTGATTACACTTCAAAACCAACCATAACAATTATGGGTGGTAATGGTAATGGAGCAGATGCTATCCCCAATATGAAACTGATTGATCATTCAGTTTCATTTTTCTCAGAAGCTGCATCTAATAGAGTTGGTCTTGGTTCTACACAATCATCTATTGGATTCTCTACTTATCATAAACTGAGAAATGGTGAGCAGATAATCTACAGAACAAACGGGCAGCAAGCAATCGGTGGTTTAACTACAGATGCCAAGTATCATGTCTCTGTTCAAGATAATCAAACTGTAAAACTTCACAATAATTTAAGTGATGTTCTTGTAGGAATTAATACAGTAGAATTCACTTCTTTCGGAAATGGATCTCATCAACTTCAAACCGTTAACAAGAAGTCTGTAGTCGAGTCTATTTCTGTTATTAATAGTGGATCTGGATATGAGAATAAGAAGCGATCTGTAGTAATTTCTGGAATCAGTACATCTCAAGATATCATTAATATAAAAAATCATGATTTTAAGTCTGGTGAGAGAGTAAAATACACTGCTGGAACCTCTGCAGTTGGTGGACTGACTGATGAGACAGAATATTATGTTATCAGGGTTGATAATAACAACTTTAGATTAGCAGAAGTGGGTCTTACCACATCAACAAGAACTTTTTTCTATGATACCAATCAGTTTATTCAACTAACTTCTACTGGTGCTGGGACACATTCATTCAATTATCCTGAGATTTCGGTTTCTATCTCTGGACAAATTGGAATATCTTCTATTGGATCTGAAACATTTCAGGCAGAAATTCAACCAATCTTCAGAGGAGAAATAACTTCGGTCAATCTTTCTAACAATGGTGTTGGATATGGATCATCTGAAGTTCTTAATCTTGATAGACCACCCGAAGTAACTGTCATTTCTGGACAAAACGCACAGTTGTCACCAGTAATTAATAATGGTCGTCTACAAGAAGTGTTAGTTTTAAATGCTGGTAAGAAGTATAATTCACCACCAGATCTGACAATCACTGGGGATGGTATCGGTGCTGTCATAACTCCTGTCATGTCTAATGGAACTATAACTTCGGTTAAAGTTCTTGAATCTGGAATTGGATATGAGCAGAGCACAACTTCTATTAATATTGTTTTCCCTGGAAGAGGTGTTACTTTAAGAGCAAAACTTCAAAATTGGAGAGTTAACTTATTCCAAAAAAATCTCTTCAATTTCCAAGACGATGATGGAATTGTTGTAAATGGAACTAATGAAGACTTTGGATTGCAATATGCTCATGTTTATGCTCCCAGAAAGTTTCGTCAGTTAAACTATTCTGTTGATGCTGGTGGCAAAGTGCAATATGGTGATGCAGATCTTAAGATTGATGCAAATACAAAAGAAGAATCTCTGTCAAGGCAACACTCTCCAATTATAGGTTGGGCATATGACGGTCATCCAATTTACGGTCCATATGGATATACAACACGTTCTGGTGGAGCCGTTTCTCCCATGCAGACTGGATATGTAGAGGAATCTACTAAAGCACAAAGACCTCCTCTTACAACTTGGCCATCAGGATTCTTCATTGAAGACTTTGTATATAAAAACAAAACTGGAGTAGGAGTTCTTGATGAAAACAATGGAAGACATTGTGTAACTCCAGATTTCCCAAATGGAACTTATGCATACTTTGCGACTATCGCAACCAATGAAGCAGATACCCAGTCACCTTTCACTGGATTTAGAAGACCCAAGTTCCCATATCTGATTGGACATAATTATCATGCTAAACCAAATACATTCAACTTCCAAAAAGTAGCAAACCAAGATGAGTTTGATTTTAATAATTCAAACTATATTAAGAACACTGCTCCATTTAACTATATCGATGGTAAGTCAACAAGATATAAGTATATCTCTCTTCCAAATGATTTAAATCAAGAAGTTGAAGTTAGAAATGCTCTCAGAGGACCTATTGATTCTGTTGGAATTATCACTGGAGGAAACAATTATAAGGTTAACGACCCAGTTGTATTCAATAATGCAAACACAGGTGGTGGAGGCGTTTCTGCAAGGGTCTCACGCATCTTAGGAAGACCTGTTGAAAGTGTAAGTGTTGCCACAAGTTCCATTTCTGGAGTGGAATTTTATCCATCTGGAGAGAAAGGAAAATTTATTGCATTTACTGAGAACCCTAATGATTTTAGAAATTCTGACATCATTTCTGTAAGTGGTGTTTCAACTTCTGGATCTAAATTGGAGGGAACTTATCTTGCAGGTATTGGAACAAATGTTTACAAGGTAGCTGGAGTAGGAACAACATCTTCTGGAATTGGAACTGTTGAAGCAACTGGTATTGTTACTTACATTAATGTAGTAGGTAATTTAAATTATCCAAACATTAGAGAGAATGATATCCTCCAGATTGGAACAGAAACTGTCAAAGTTCTAAATGTTGATCTGCGTCTTTCAAGATTAAGAGTTCGTAGATCTGTAAATGGTATTGTTGGTGTATCGCATACAGTTGGAACTGGTGTAACTTCTTTGCAGAGAAAATTAACTATTGCCTCTGGATTCAAGACAGATTTTACATATAGGAATAATAAGCAAGTTTATTTTAATCCAGTAGAAACTGTAGGACTTGGTAGCACTGGTGGTGTTGGTATTGGAAGCACTATTTTCTTCACCAACCCAGGAACTGGTGGAACATCAATAGTTATTCCTACTAAGACTCTCTTCTTTAAAGATCATGAGTTTAAAACCGGCGAGATTGTAACATACTCTGCTAATAATGGTAGTGGAATTATTGTTCAAGACGAAACAAACGTTGGAGTTGGAACTACCGTTGCAGATGGAACCCAACTCTTTGTTGCTAAAGTTTCAGAGAACTTAATTGGTTTATCAACAGTAAGAGTTGGTCTGGGAACAACTGGAACATTCGTCGGTGTTGACAATACTGTATCTACTACATTAGCATTTCTTGGTATAGGAACCGGCGTTGAGCATAGTCTTAAAACTAACCATACGATAATAACTGGAACTGTTTCAAGAAATAGAGTAACTGTTTCTACAGGACAAACTCATGAACTTAGTGTCAATCATGACATTTTCTTGGACGTAAATCCTGGAATATCCTCTGCATTTACAGTCAAGTATAATGATTTCAATAGAAAAATTATTGTTAATCCTAAGTCTTATAGTTCCACTGGAATTAACACCTCAACTGGTGTAATCACTATTGTAAACCATGAATTTATCAATGGTCAAAAAGTAATCTATACATCTGGAGATGTTGCAGAAGGACTTACTGACAATGACATTTATTATGTTACTGTTACTGGAAAAGATACACTCAAACTTGCAAACAGTTACGAAGATTCAGTAAAAAATATTCCTGCAACTGTTGGTATTGCAAGTACTGGTGGCGGCGGAACAATCAATCCAATTAATCCTCCACTAAACCTGTACAAAGATTCTACGGTTACTTTCAATCTTACAGATTCTTCTTTAGCACACACAATACAAAATACATCATATCCATCATTTGAATTTAACTTATATCACGATGCCAACTTTAGTAATAAGTACGTTGGTAAGTTAAGTGATGATAGAAATTTCGACGTAACCAGAACTGGTAGACCTGGTATTGATGGGACTGCTAAAGTTTCTTTAATTGTCAATAATGACACTCCAGATAGACTTTACTACAGGTTGGATCCAGTTTATGAAAGTGACGATGTTCCAGCAGAAAAAACTCAAATAAGCATTGATGCCGATGTACTGGAAAATAATACTGCAAAAATACTAAAGAGTTTGTATAACGGCAAGCATAGAGTTTCTACTGCTGCATCTGACTCATTTACTTTTACACTTGGAGTAACTCCAGAAAAATCATCGTATATCTCATCTACTTCTGCAGCAAACATTACTTATGAAACCACTTGCACACATGCAAGAGGCCCAGTAACTAAAATTGAAATTGTAAACAGTGGAAGGTCATACTTTGCACTTCCTGGAGTAACAACCATTACTTCTGTGGATGGTCGTGGTGTAATCTTGGAGGCAAAGGGTAATAAAATTGGTAAGATCAATAAGACTCGTATCAAGAACATTGGATTTGATTTCCCAGCAGATAAGTCACTAAGACCATCTATAACTCTTCCAAATGTTATCAGCATTAAGTCTCTGAAGTCTTTCGATGCCATTGGCATTTCCTCAGCGGGAAGAGGTTATTCAACAGCACCAAAACTGTTGGTGTTTGATGGCAGAACTAATGAGAGAATCACTGATGTAGATCTCAAGTATGAACTTGGAGATAATCAGGTAACCATTCTCAGAAATACAAAGGGAATGAGTAACACCACTCCTGTGATTTTACCCACAGCAAATACCAACGGAGTAGGAATCAGCACAATTGGATTCAATACAACTACTAATCAGGTTACAGTTACCTTAGCAGTTGGATTTAGCACAGCAGAGGCTTTCCCATGTGAAGTAGGTGATAAGGTTCTGATTGAAAACATTAGTGTTGGTATTGGATCAACCGGAAAAGGATTTAACTCCTCTGCATATGATTACAAGTTGTTCCCAATTATTGCTGTAGATAAGAACCTTGGAGGTATTGGAGCAACTGTTGCATACAGTCTGGAAGGTTTAATTGATAGTAATAAAGGAGAGTTTGTTGGTAAATTTGATTCATTCAACTCTGGTGGAAGAATTATTCCAGAGAAATACTTCCCACTCTTTGATGTTACCTTAAAAGACAATGAGTTCTTACAGGATGAAATTGTATATTCTCCAAATACCTCAGGTACTGTTGAAAGTTGGGATAGAAAAACTGGAACTCTTAGAGTTTCGACCAAAAAAGATTTTGCTGTTGGAGAAATAATTATAGGAAAAGCATCTAACACTCAGGGTATTGCTTCTTCAGTAACAACCTATAATTCTATTCTCGATACTGCCGAATCTTCAAGAGTTATTAAAGGATCACAAAATGATTCTGGTTTCTTAAATGCTAATCTGCAAAGAGTGCAGGATAGTTTCTACTATCAAAACTTCTCATATTCCTTAAGATCAAGAATTGACTTTGATACTTGGAATGATGCTGTTAGCGTTACCAATCATACCGCAGGTTTCCGCAAGTTCTCCGATTATCAACTTGAGACTCCAGCATCATTCTCTGAGATAAATGCAAACTCAATGGCAGTCGGACTATCAACTGAGTTATCATATTTTAGTGTTGTAAATGATCTTTACAGTATCGCTGATCTGAATTGTGTTTACAACTTTGATTTGGTTGCAGAAAACTCCCTGGATGCTTCTGGAGTAATATACTCTGATGAGATCATCTTTGCAAGCAGAATTCTCACTGACTTCTTTGAATCTTTCGGGAACAGAGCTGTCAACTTCGATAACATCAGTGGACTGTTCAATAGCAATCCAAGAGCAACCAGGTTCTCTCTGATTGATAGTTTTAATATTAATAATAGTAGAGCACTTAAGTATTTCATCTATACTAAAGATGAAAGATTTACTGGACATAGACAATTTGATATTGTCACCATGCTTCAAGATGGTACATTTGCATATATCAACCAGTATGGAAGAACGGATACTGTAGGTGAACTTGGTTCATACGATATGACCATTTCGGGAGTCAACGGTTCTTTACAATTCTTCCCCAATGACTTTGCATTCAATGATTATCAAATAGTTAATATTGCATATCATCTTGATGATAATGTAATTGCTGGATTGGGAACAACAGTTGCTCTCGATAATGTTGTAGAAATTCAAACTGATAGTGTTGATTGCAGCAGTCGTGCAACAGTTGTTTCTGTAGCAAATACTGTTAGATCTATGAAGGTTTATTCAACAGTAACCAACATTCAATCAGATCCTACTCTTAATGAGTATCAATATGATGAACTTAATCTCATCCATGATGGAAGTGAGGTTTATGCTACAGAATTTGGAAGACTGACCACTAACTTAGGATCTTTCGTTGGATCTGGATTTGGAACTTATTATCCATATCTTGATGGATCAGAATTTAAGGTGGACTTTATTCCTGTTGCTGGACTTGCAGGTACAGTAGTTGCAAATACTTTGCAAGTTGGATTCACAACTGAATCTATTGTTGGATTTGGAACGCACGAGATGAAGCACGTCTTTATTGACGCACGGACAACAACGATCGCTGCTTCTGGAACTCCTGGTATTACAACTGTTGCATCTTATCTACCCGAATACGATGCAGCATACTTCATGGTTCAGATTTCTGATACTGGTAATAATCACAATCATCATGAATTGAGAGAAATGCTTGTTATGGATGACTTCTCATCTGCAGAAGAAGTATCAACAACATATATTCAAGAGTTTGGTAATGTTGAGACTGAACTAACTCTGCCATATGTAACTGGACTTGGAACATTTGGTGCAAGAGTTGCATCAAATGGTGGAGTATCCTTGACCTTCACTCCACAAGCTGGAATTGGTGTTACAGTCAAGACTTTCATGAATGCTCTTAGACTTGAAGATGATAGTAAGGATGAAATTGATTTTGAAAATGGTCTGATTGTTTCTCACTATGCTCGTTATGAGGGAACTGAGAATGCTGTTAAGAAACAGTTTAATTTAGAGCACAGATCTGCTCCAGTATTTGAAAAATACTTTGAAGGTAATGACTCTGATATTATCAGTGTTGATGCTGATACTATCAGAATTCCAAACCACTTCTATGTTACTGGCGAAGCAATTCGTTATGATAGAAATGGTGGAATTACATCATCTATTGGTATTGCAACTACAAGTTTTGCTGGACTTGGTAACACAGATTTCCTCCCAATTGAACAAGATATATTTGTCATCAAAGTTACCGATGATAAGATTAAACTTGCATCTTCTGCAGAAAATGCACTGAAGAGAATCGCAGTTCCCATTGAACTTGAAAGTGTAGGTATTGGTACTTCTCATAGATTTATTGCAACTAATCAAAATGCCAAGTGTTTAATTGCACTTGATAATTTAATTCAATCTCCAATTGTATCTACTGCTCAAACTCAAACTCTTGCTGACAATGTAAGCACAGTTGAGAATGCCATAAAACTGAGTGGAATAACCTCGTTCTTTGGATCAGATCTCATTAAGATGGGCGATGAGATTATGAAGATTACTGGTGTTGGTATCGGTAGCACGAATAGATTTACTGTTCGTAGAGGACAACTTGGAACAAGAATTGGAACAGGTGATACTGGAGATGTGATCACTAAAGTTGTCGGTAATTATAACATTATTGATAATGCACTCAACTTTGCTGAAGCTCCATATGGTGGTCAACCAATTGGTAGTACAACTAATAGACCAGACGAAAGAGATTGGACTGGTATATCGACAGGATCCAGTTTCCAAGGAAGAATGTTTATGAGATCTGGTATTCCAGATACTACAGATAGCACCTATCATACAAACTATATCTTTGACAGTCTGTCTGAGAAGTTTGATGGTAATACTCCAACATATACATTAACTTCTGCAGGGTCTTCTGATATTTCTGGAATTTCTACAGGAAATGCAGTTATTTTAATAAATGACATCTTACAAGGTCCTGGTAACATCAGAGACTTTACTATGGGTGAGAATCTTGGTTTTACCACCATTACATTTACTGGAACTGCATCATCCACAACCACGGATGCAAATACATCTAATCTTCCTCTGGGTGGTGTTCTTCTCTCTATTGGTTCTACTGAGGGTTCTGGATATCAACCATTAGTATCTGCTGGTGGCACTGCTGTTGTTTCTGGATTGGGAACAGTATCTCTGGTTAGCATCGCAAATAGTGGATCTGGATATAGAGTTCCAACTAAGTATGAGTTCCTTGCTGATATTGCCTCTCCTGTTGGAGTTGGATCTACAGAAATCTATCTGGAGAACACTGGAAGCGTTTTGGATCTGGTTGCAACTTTGAATACTGGATCGAACTGCACAATTGGAATTGGAACAGACCTAACTCCAGTAACTATTGTTTCTACTGCTTCTACATTTGTTAGAATCGGAACTTCTAACACCATAAGCACTGTGATGCGTGAAGGAACTCAGACAAAACTGATTATTACTGATCCTCAAGTTGGATTCGTAAATGTCAGTGTTGGGGAAAGTGCAACTGGAGTAGGAACAATGACTCATGTTGGTTTTGCAACCATCATGACAGGAACTGGTAATATCTCCACTTCTGTTACTATCACAAATCCAGGATCAGGATACACTACTCGTATTAATCCATTTGTTGAAGTTGATGATCCTCTATCTTACACTAACATTCCCCTTAACTATGTTGGAACTGCAAACTCTGGACTGAATGCAACAGTTGATCTTGTTATTGGTAATGGTTCAAATATAATTGACTTCTCAATTAATAATAAAGGTGTTGGATACAAACCTGGAGAAATTCTGACCATCCCCGTTGGTGGTTTAACCGGAATTCCTACTTCTGGAACATTCAATCAGTTTGAACTGGATGTGCAGAAAGTATTCTCTGATGAATTTACTGGATGGAGTATAGGTGTTCTGCAAACACTTGATGATCCATCTGTTCTATTTGATGGCGTTACTAAAGCGTTTAATATTACTCTCGCAGGTAACCAAATCTCCATTAGAGCACCAAGAGGATCTAAAGTAGATGTCGAACAGGTTCTTATTGTAACCATCAACGATATTCTTCAAGAACCTGGTCAAGGTTATCAATTCCCAGGTGGTAGTGTTATTACATTCTCTGAAGCTCCTAAAATTGGTGATACATGTAAGATTCTGTTCTTCAAGGGAACTGGTGATGATACTGACGTTATCCTCAGAGAAGTCATTGAAACAGTTAAGAAAGGTGATAAACTTACACTTGGTTATGATCCTGCTCGCGGACAAGACAGATTCTTGCAAGAAGAGGGAAGAACTGTAACTAATGTCAATTCTACTGACCAAGTTAAAACATTCCCATACTTTGGACCAGGTAACACTGGAGACGAAGAACTGTTTAGACCTGTTGTATGGTGTAGACAAACTGAAGATAAGATTATTGATGAAAAACGTGTAGCAAAAGATAGAGAGTTGTATGAACCTCTCATCTATCCTTTCGCATACATCACTAAATCTGTTGGTATTGGATCTACAATGATCTATGTTGATAGAGTAAGACCTCTGTTCAACGGAAGAAATGAAAACGATACAAGTCTTACTTTCCAAGAAAAAGTTAAGTTTGTCCCTCAGGCAACTAAGGTTGGAGCATCTGCAACTGCTGTAGTAAGTGTAGCAGGAACAGTTTCTTCTTTGGTTATATCTGATGGTGGTGTTGGATATTCAACTGCCACTGTAAGTATTGGTGGAACTGCACAACAAGATGTAACATTAGGACTTACAACTGCTACTGCAAGAGTAACTATTAGTGCAGGTGGAACTATTTCTGCTTTGACGCTAACTAATGTAGGAACTGGATATACTACAGATAAACCACCTGTTGTATTGATTACCCCTCCAACTGATGAAGAGGAAGAGAATCTGATTACAAACTACTTTGGTGATTCTGGAGTCATTGTTGGATTTGGAACTACAACTGTTAGTGGAGTTACTACTCAGTTTATCTTTGACCTTCATATTCCATATGAGTCTAAACTGAGAGAAACGACAATCGTTGGAACTGCGGTAACTCTGAGTTCCTTGGGTGTAAATGATTACTTCATCGTCTCTAACTCTAACGTTGGATCTGCAACTACATCCATTACATCGATCGATTTCCAAGATAGTTCTACTGCTGGTGTTGGTAAATCTTTCGTTGATAACGTATACGTTGTTCAAAGCGTTCAGAACGTTGAACGGAACATCATTGGAATTGGAACTTCTGTATTCAGAAGAGTATTTGTAAATGTTGATGATGCTTTCGCATTCGGAACTGCTGGAACTATCTCCACAACCACTCTTGCTGGTTATGGAGAATATAGTTGGGGTAAGATGGAGATGGCGTCAAGAGCGGCAAACAACTCTTATTCTGCTTATACAAGCGGTGGAATTATTGGAATTAACACATCAATGAGGGTCGAAAGATCTCAACAATTGAAGTCCAAAAATTACATCGTATCCAATACATAATAAATAAAAAAAACTTCCATTAAGTTGGCACAAAATGGCTGCAATTATAACTGATCAAATTAGAATTTTGAATGCGAAGAATTTTGTTTCTGGAATCACATCCAGTTCAAATTCTTACTATTCTTTTATTGGTCTACCAAACCCATCTGATTATCAGGATGATTGGGATACCAATCCACCTGCTCCCAAGGATAACTTCTCTCAGGAGAATGATTATTGGGATACCATGGTCGCATTGAAAAAAATCAATTCAAGTGACGTAAGACAAGTAATACCTAAGAGAAATTGGGTATCTGGTACAACGTATGACATGTATCGACATGATTATAGTGTTACTAACACTGCAGCCGTTTCTGGTGCCACTAATTTATACTCTGCATTTTACTATGTAATGAATAGTGATTTCAGAATATATGCTTGTTTGCAAAATGGAACTGATACAAATAATCCAAATGGCAAACCATCTCTTGATGAACCCACATTCACTGATTTAGAACCAAGATCTGCTGGTTCAAGTGGCGATGGTTATCTCTGGAAGTATCTTTATACTATCAAACCAAATGAGGTTGTAAAGTTTGAATCTACAGACTTTATGCCAGTTCCTGCAGATTGGTCAACATCAAGTGATAATGCTGCGGTAAGAGACAACGCAGTTGATGGATCAATTAAAGTTGTTATCGTGACTAACTCCGGTGTTGGTCTTGGAACTGCTAACCAAACGTACACAAGAGTTCCTATTCAAGGTGATGGTTCTGGTGCAGAATGCACTTTAACAGTTGGTGCAGACTCTAAAGTTAGTGGAATAACTGTTTCTAATCAAGGATCTGGATATTCTTATGCAAGTGTAAATTTAGAATCTGGTGGAGTTCCAACTGGCACTACTATTCCAACATTTGACGTTATCATGACACCACAGGGTGGACATGGCGCAGACATCTATAGGGAACTTGGTGCATTTAATGTTCTACTTTATTCCAGAATTGAAAATGATAATGAAAACCCAGATTTTATTACTGGAAATCAAATTGCGAGAGTTGGTATAGTTGAAAATCCAGAAGTTTCTACTGGAAATGTTTTAACATCAGACAAAGCAAGTGCTCTTAATGCACTTAAATTGACTGGAACTGGATATAGTTCTGCTTCCTTTACGGCTGACTCATACTTCACTCAAACTGTTGCTACTGGATCAACTGCTGTAGGTAGAGTTGTTAATTATGATGCAACAACCGGAGTTTTAAAATACTGGCAAGATAGATCTCTTGCTGGATTTACAACTGCTGGAATTGGAATTACAAATCCAACTTATGGATTTGATCTGAAGGCATTTACTGATTCTCCAGATGCTGGAGGAAGTGTAACTATTGTCCCTTCAAGTGGATCTAATCTTGCGATTGATACTTCGTTCACGGGTATAACTACCGTAATAAATAATAGGACATATTATCTTGGTCAGTCATTTACCAGTGGAGTTGCGGGTCCTGAAGTTAAAAAACATGCAGGAAATATTATTTACGTTGATAACAGACCCTCAATCACCAGATCATCTAACCAAAAAGAAGATATCAAAATCATTTTGCAGTTCTAAAGAATTATGTCTCAGCAAACAAATCTAAATGTAGCCCCATATTTTGACGACTTTGATTCTGCTAACGATTTTCATAGAGTTTTATTTAAGCCTGGATATCCCGTCCAGGCAAGAGAGTTAACCACTTTACAGTCGATTCTTCAAAATCAGATTGAAAAGTTTGGGCAGCATTTTTTCAAGGAAGGAGCAAAGGTAATTCCGGGTAATACTGGATATACCCAACTCTACTATGGTGTTCAACTACAAAATACATATCTTGGAGTTCCTGTTGCTGCATATGCTGAGCAGTTAGTTGGAACAAAAATTACTGGTGAGACATCTGGAGTAAGTGCTGTTGTAGATAAGGTTCTTTTTCCAGAAGATTCTGAAAGAGGAAATTTAACTCTTTATATAAATTATCTTAATTCAAGTACAACCAATAATTCGACTCAAGTTTTTTCTGATGGAGAGAACTTAACTTGCAATGAAATTATTGCATCTGGTCTTCTTGGCAATTCTACTATTGCTGCTGGATCTCCATTTGCAACCACGATCGGTAATGAAGCATCCGTAACAGGTTCTGCATTCCAAATTCAAGAAGGTATATATTTCATTCGTGGAAATTTTGTAAACGTAAGCACTGAAACCTTAATTCTTGATCAATATGGAGATGCTCCAAACTATAGAATTGGTCTCTTTGTTCGGGAAGAGATTGTCAATGCAGATGCAGATGAAACTCTAAATGACAATTCTCAAGGATTTAATAACTATTCTGCTCCTGGTGCAGATAGACTCAAAATTTCTGTAAGTCTATTCAAAAAATCATTGACTGATTATGATGATAATCAGTTTGTTGAATTGGCGATTATCGAAGATGGAAATATAAAAACAAAAGTAGATAGGGGAGATCTTGGTGGGGGCCCAAAATATCTTGATATTAGAGATATTCTTGCCAAAAGAACTTATGCTGAGTCTGGAGACTATTATGTAAAAGCATTTGATCTTTCCGTACATGAGTCATTAAACAACGGAAGAGGTAATAGAGGTGTATTTAATGTAGGACAATTGACTTATAGTGGTCAAATTCCAACCAATGATCTTGCGCTTTATAAATTTTCTCCTGGTAGAGCATTCGTCCGTGGATATGACATTGATGTAGCAAGCACTACTTTTATCGATGTCCCAAAACCAAGAACCACAAAGACAATTGAAGATCAATCTATTATATACAACACTGGTCCAACTTTAAGAGTAAACAGAACTCTTAGAGCACCTGATATTGGTATCGGTAATACATATGTTCTTAGTCTTAGAGATCGAAGAGTCGGAGTAACTTCTGATACTTCTCCTGTAGGAAGAGAAATTGGTGTTGCAAGAGTTTATGATTACAGACTGGAATCTGGATCATATAATACTAATAACAGCAGTTTAAATGAATGGGATATTTCACTATACGATGTACAAACTGTAACTCATCTGTCTCTTAATCAGTCAACCACTCTTTCAGTTCCAACCTTTATTAAAGGATCAAATAGTGGTGCTACTGGATTCTTGAAGGATGCTGTAACTGTAGGAACTGCACTGACAGTATATGAAGTTGAAGGTGACTTTATACAAAATGAATCTTTAATCTTTGATGGTGTCCCAAATGGAAGAATTGCCATTGCAGTAACAGCACATACATTAGCAGATGTTAAGTCTGTTTATGCAACTAATGATGGTAACACTGGTATCAACACTTTCAATGCTGATGTTATCCAATCACCATCAATTATTGTTGGTGTATCAACTATTACTGCAGCATCTGGTGGTGTTAGTACAGTAAGAAGTTCTAATAATGCTTTCCCATCAGCATTTTCAGTTGGTGATCTTGTAGAGTATACAAACTCATCAGCAACTCTGACTGATCCAACAATGTCCAGAGTGACAAGTGTTGGCACTAATTCTATTGCAGTTGAAGCAGTTGCTCCAGTTCCTGGAGTTGTGGCAGGAGCTCTTCCAACAGAAAGTATTAATGTTAGTGACTTTAGATTAGTAACTACAAAACTTGATCCATCTTCTGACAATACTCTTTACACATTATTACCTAAAACTGATATTGCCACTGTTGATCTTAGTGATGCAAGTCTGATAATAAGAAAGACCTTTAGTGTTGATATTACTTCAAATCAACTTTCATCTCAAATTACTGCTGCGGCAAATGAATCTTTCTTACCATTTGATGAAGAAAGATATGCATTAATCAGATCTGATGGAACTACAGAAGCATTATCATCAGATAAGATCGAAATCAATACTGCTGGAACTGGATTGAATATATACGGTCTTGGTTCTAATGATACTGGTGCTACTCTGATCGCATCACTTAGGAAGGTAAAACCAACTTCTAAGATCAAAATCAAAAATAGAGTTAAGACTCTGATTGTTGACAAGTCAAACATTCAAGCATCTGGTATTGGATCTACAACCTTAAATGATGGACTTGACTATGGAAATGGAAACTATCCATATGGAACAAGAGTTCAGGATCATACAATCTCTCTGAACGTTCCAGACGTGATTGAGATTCATGGTGTATTTGAATCTGCAGATACAGATAATGCAACTGCCCCCAAAATTTCTTTATCTGACATTAATAGTACATCTACAACTACTGCTGAACTGTTAGTTGGAGAGTCTTTCATTGGCGAAACAACGGGAGCTGAAGCAATCGTTGCAGAAAAACTGACTTCTAGTCAAATTTCATTCATCTATAAAAGTGATATTCAGTTTGCAGAAGGTGAAACTGTTACCTTCCAAGAGACTGTAATTCAAGGAATTGTTTCATCTTTAAATTCTGACAGTTTTGATATTTCAGGAAACTTTAAGTTCAGAACCGGTCAGGAAGAAACTTTCTATGATCATGCAAGACTTGAAAGAAAAGAGGGTTCTATCGCACCTGCTAAAAAACTAAAAGTTTATTATCTAAGTGCCTCTTACGAATCTACCGATAATGGTGACATCACAACTGTAGAATCATATAGGAATTTTGATTATGCAACTCAGATCAAATCCGTAAATGGATTTGCAAACTCTGATATGATTGATATTCGCCCAAGAGTTTCTGAATATACTGTAGCAGAAGGTGGTAGATCTCCACTGGAATTCCTTGGAAGAACATTTAATTCCGCAGGAAACTCTGCAACTAATTCTCTATCTTCTGATGAATCAATTCTTACAACATTCTCTCATTATCTCGGTAGAATTGATAGAGTATTCTTAGATAAAAAAGGTAAGTTCCAAGTTGTATATGGAACTCCATCAGAACTTCCTCAGAGACCAAACCCAATCGATGAAGCACTTGAAGTTGCTGAAATTACTCTTCCTCCATTCTTATACAATGTTAAGCAAGCATCTCTTAGATTCTTAGAACATAAGAGATTTAGAATGTCCGATATCAAGAAACTTGAAAATAGGATTTCAAGTCTTGAGTATTACACGTCTCTTTCTACTTTAGAAACCACAACTGCAAACATGTTTGTTGCAGATGCTGATGGTTTGAATAGATTTAAGTCTGGTTTCTTTGTCGATAATTTCACTGGATTTACGGCACAGGAAGATGGTCTCAGAATCAAAAATAGTATTGATAGGGCACATAAAGAGTTAAGACCAAGACATTATACAAACTCAGTCGATCTTATCTTTGGTCCAGTCGTTAATACTGATCCAACAGCAGATCTTAACTTTGCTACTATTGAAGGTAACAATGTTAGAAAGGCAAATGATGTAATTACTCTCGATTATAGTGAAGTTGAATATATCAATCAACCATTTGCTACCAGAACTGAAAGTGTTACTCCTTTCTTGATTAGTTTTTGGCAGGGAACGATGGAACTTACTCCTGCTTCTGATACTTGGGTAGACACTGTAAGACTTGACGCAAAAATTATTGATGTGGAGGGTGACTATGTATCAACAGTTACTCTACTTGAGAGAACTGAAGGTCTTGACCCACAAACTGGTTTTGCTCCTATCGTTTGGAATGCATGGGAAACTAACTGGACTGGATTTGAATTTAATGATTCCACAGTAAGAAGAACAACAACTACTACTGGTGGTAGAAGAGGCGTTGGTGGTTGGATCAATGGTGGCAGTGGAATTGCAAGAATTGTTGAGACTACAACTACAACTACCGTAGAGGATACGTTAAGAGAAACGATTCAAACTGGAGTTGAATCAAGAACTGGTTTACAAACAGTTGTTACTGAACAGTTTGATAGAGAGTCTGTTGGAGACAGGACTGTGAGTAGAGACTTGATCGCAACTATGAGATCAAGAAACATTGAGTTCGTTTCTAAGAGAATGAAACCACTGACTCAAATGTATGGTTTCTTTGATGGAGAAAATGTAACCAAGTATTGTGTACCCAAACTCCTTGAGATTGAAATGACATCTGGAACATTCCAGATTGGAGAAACTGTTGTTGGTAGAATGGTTGATACTGGTCTTGGTCCAGTTGAAAGAGGAAGAAGACCAAGAATTACGTTTAGAGTTTCTCAATCTAACCATAGAGAAGGTGAATATAATGCACCTGATCAGGTGTTTAGAGAAAATCCTTATAATGGATCTCCTCTTCCTGCAGTATATTCTGCAACTTCAACTATTCTAAACGTTGATACATTCTCTCTATCCAATGAGGCACAGGGACAGTACAGTGGTTATATCGCAGAAGGGATGGTCCTTAGAGGAGCAACCAGTGGTGCAGAAGCAACTGTTACGAATGTAAGACTTATTTCCGATCTTGCAGCAAATCTGACTGGTAGTTTCTTCATCCCAAATCCAAATATTCTCACTCACCCAAGATTTGAAACAGGAACTAAGGTCTTTACTCTGACTAATGATATTGATAATGATCCAAATGTAGCAACTACAATTGCTGAAGAAGGGTTCACAGCTTCAGGAACACTTGAAACTGTTCAAGAAAATATTATTTCAGTTAGAAATGCAAGAGTTGAGCAAAGACAGGAATTCCAAGAAAGAAATGTAAACAGAAATCTTGGAACCGAGGTTGTAGGATCTCAGGTAGTCAATCAAACTTCTAACGAAAATATTGTTGGATGGTATGACCCTCTTGCACAATCTTTCTTAGTTGAAGAGGAAACTGGAGTATTCGTTACTAAGTGTGATGTTTATTTCAGAACAAAGGATGATAATGATGTTCCTTTGGTATTCCAACTCAGAACAATGGAGAATGGATTCCCAACTCAGAAGATTCTTCCTTTCTCTGAAATTGTTGTTGATCCTGCAGACATTGACACTTCTGATGATGGATCAGTTGCAACTACGATTGAGTTCAAGGCTCCTGTTTTCTTAGAGGGAGGAGCGGAGTATGCAATTGCTCTTGCATCTAACTCAACTAAGTATAGTGTTTATATTTCAAGAATTGGTGAGAATGATCTCCTTAGTGATACATTCATTTCCAACCAACCATATCTTGGATCTCTGTTCAAGTCTCAGAATGCATCGACTTGGGAAGCAAGTCAGTGGGAAGATCTCAAGTTCATTATGTACAGAGCGGACTTCCTTGATTCTGGAACCGTTGATTTCTACAGTCCAGAACTGACTGAAGGTAATAGGCAGATTCCAACTCTTGTACCTGATGCAATTGAATTGACTTCCAGAACAATTAGAGTTGGTCTTGGAAGCACAGTTGCAGACTCTGGATATCAACTTGGAAATACTTTCTTCCAACAGACAACTAATGCAACTGGAGATCTGGTGGGAACCGCAGGAACTGCTGTTGGTAACCTTACAATTTCAAACGCTGGTATTGGTCTGACTCCAAATGATGGATCTCTTACTTTCACTGGAGTTAATCTTGTAACTTTGACTGGAAATGGTAGAGGTGCTCAGGCTGAGATCACTGTTAATGATGGAGTAATCGTTGCAAGTGGTGCAACAATTAGTAATGCTGGTGGTAATGGATATCAAGTTGGTGATGTTCTTGGAATTACAACGATTGGAAATGCGTCTGTTGGTAGAAACGTAAGACTAACAGTTGCTGGTATTGGGCAAACTAATGAACTTATTCTTGACAATGTTCAGGGTGAGTTCTCAGTTGGTGCTGCTAAGACTATGATGTATATCAATAGTGCTGGAATTACCACAGAACTCAACTATGGTCTCCCTGGTGGAGAAGGTGGTGATATTCAGATTTCAACTATTAATGTTGATTCTGATGGACTTCATATCAAGGTCAATCATCAGAATCATGGAATGTATTTCCCTGATAACAGAGTCATCATCTCTGGTGTTTCTCCTGACATTAAACCAACTAAATTGAACGCATCTTACTCATCAGATTCAACTGGTGGACTTTCTGTGGATAGTGCTACTAACTTTACATCTTTTGAGAACGTTGGCGTTGGCACAACTAACACTGGTTATCTCATGATTGGTGAAGAAATCATTGAATACACTTCAGTTACTGGCAATACTGTTGGTGGAAACATTGTAAGAGGATCTAATCCTGTTACTTATCCAATTGGAACTCCAGTATTCAAGTATGAACTTGGTGGAGTTAACTTGAGGAGAATCAATAAGACTCATACGCTAAGTGAAGTTTCTATCGGAAACTCGATTACTTATGATTCTTATAATGTCAAGTTGGACATGTCTGAGTTGTTTAACTCAGATAATGATGATAGAAGCAATGACGTTGGTTATCCAAAACTTTATGTTGGTGCAACTAAGTCTTCTGGTGGAACCAAGATCAAGGCAACTCAAAACATGCCATTTGAGATTATCACACCAATCGTTCAGAACGTAACCACAAGAGGAACATCTATTAGTGCAGAAGTAAGAACTGTTACTGGTAAGAGTATCAGTGGTAATGAGATTCCTTATGTTGACAATGGATTTGAACCTTTAGTAGTTAATTCACCAAACTATCTTGATTCTACCAGAATGATCTATTCTAAGGTAAATGAAGATGAGAAATTGACTAACATTGAAGGATCTAAATCTCTTCAAATGAGAGTCAATATGGTAACAACCGATTCTCATATCTCACCGGTTCTTGATGGTCAAAGAGTTAGTACCATTCTTTCTTCCAACAGAGTAAATGATGTAATTTCCGATGTTGCAACAGATTCGAGAGTAAATGGAGTTTTTGATGATCCAACAGCTTGTCAGTATATTTCTAAAGAAATCAAACTGACAAATCCTGCAACCTCATTGAAAATTATTCTTGATGCTCATATCAATGATTATTCAGGAATTAAAGCATTCTATGCCATAAGCAATAAAGATGGATTTAATCCTATCTTTGTTCCATTCCCTGGATATGGAAATATCAATTCCAGAGGTCAAATTATTGACGTTGCCAATAACAATGGAGATCCAGATGTATTTGTAGGTAAGACTCCTACATTTGGATTTGACAGTGGATCTATTGAGTTTAAAGAACATACATTTAGCGTTGATCAATTACCAACATTTAGATCTTATAGAATTAAGATTCTACTTACAGGAAAGAATCAAACTTATGTTCCAAGAGTGAGGGACCTTAGAGTTCTCGCATTATCATGATGTATAAAGTAAAAGATCATGCGGATCTCAGAAGGGATCCGCATACAGGAGCAATAATTAATATGAATTCTTTAGATCATGAAAAATATGTTGCAAGACGTGAAGTAAATAATAAAGAGCATCAAAAAGTACAAACAATTGAGGGTGAAGTTGCTAACATAAAAGATGACATTAACGAAATTAAATTACTATTAAAGGAGTTAATCAATGGATCCAAATGATATAACATTAGATAATCTAACTAAAAGTTTTGAATACACTAAATTAGCAGGAGAAATAGATAGTTGTGATGATGTTGAGCGAATTAAAAATATTGCTAAGTGTTTTTGCAAACTTTATTATAAACAACAGGAAACAATGTCAGCAATAGGTATTCCAAATGGCAACTAAAAACGTAACCTTTGATCCTGATTCTGGTGTACCAAAAGGTGTAAATCTAACCATGTACGGTGGTTCAGATTTTGAAGCTAATTTTGTTGTTAATACAACATCAAATGCTGCGTTTGATTTAACAAATTATAGTGGATCTGCTGCCATGTCTAAGAGTGTGGCAGTTGGAGCTACTCTTGGTATCACATCATCATTCACTGTTGGATTTACCAGTGCGTATGATGGAAAGTTGAAAATATCCTTAGGTGCTGTCAATACAAGAGCAACATCAGAAGGCAGATATGTTTATGATGTTTTACTTAAACATGAAGTTGGTGGAGGATCAACTGTGCATCCTTTAATATCTGGTAATATATTAGTTGTTAATCCTGTTTCATCAGCACCATAAATATAGTTGAGGAATTAGTGTATACATGGCTCAACCAGCAAGTAGGTCGGACCTAATAAACTATTGTAAAAGACAACTGGGGGCACCAGTTTTAGAAATCAACGTTGCTGAAGAGCAGATTGATGATCTAATAGATGATGCATTGCAATATTTTCATGAAAGACACTTTGACGGTGTAACTCAGACGCTTTTAAAGTACAAGATAACAGAGGCAGATATTAATAGAGGAAGATCAAGAGGTAATAATCAGACAGTTGGAATCGTAACCACAACTGCTGATTCTACAATTGATGGATCTACGGTAACCTTCTCATTTGAAGAAAATAGTAATTATCTTCAGATTCCTCCAGAAGTTATTGGGATAACAAAGATCTTTAAATATGATGGTTCACAAACAGTGTCTAACAACATGTTTAGTGTGAAGTATCAAATGTTCTTGAATGATATTTACTATTACGGTTCCACTGAACTGTTGACATATTCAATGACAAAGAGATATTTGGAGGATATGGATTTTCTTCTGAATACTCAGAAGCAAATAAGATTTAATCAGAGACAAAATAGATTATATCTTGATGTTGATTGGGGAAGTGTCACAAAAGATAATTACCTAATCATTGACTGCTACAGATTACTAAATCCAAATGATTTTACAAAAGTTTGGAATGACTCTTTCTTGAAGAGATATGTTACCCAATTGATCAAACGTCAATGGGGACAAAACCTTATGAAGTTCCAGGGAGTAAAACTTCCAGGTGGAGTTGAACTTAACGGTAGACAGATTTACGATGATGCACAGAAAGAACTTGATGTAATCAGGGAGGTAATGTCCAACACTTACGAACTTCCTCCCTTAGATATGATCGGTTAAAATTATGCTGAATCCGTATTTTCAACAAGGATCAAGGTCTGAGCAAAATTTGGTTCAAGATCTAATCAACGAACAGTTGAGGATGTATGGTGTCGAAATACACTATCTCCCAAGGAAGTATTTGTCTGAAAATACTATTATTAGAGAGGTAATACAATCTAAGTTTGACGATGCATATCCAATTGAGGCGTATGTAGACAATTTTGATGGATATGGAGATAATACAACAATACTTTCAAAGTTTGGTATTCAAGCAACGAATGAAATAACTTTGATTATTTCAAAGGAAAGATTTGAGACATATATTTCTCCTTTGATTAAGAATGAACAGGATATTAAATTATCAACCAGACCAAAAGAAGGAGATCTAATTTATTTTCCTCTTGGAGATCGTCTATTTGAAATTAAATTTGTAGAGCATGAAAAACCATTTTATCAGTTACAAAAAAACTATGTTTATGAACTGAGATGCGAACTCTTCCGTCTTGGTGATGAAGTTATTGATACTGGCATTGATGAGATTGATGACACTCTTACTGGTGGAGAGTCTGATGGACTTACTGAAGATGGAATCTCTACTCTGATAGGAGTATCTCAAACTCTAACTTTAGTTGGAACTGGAGTCACCGCTACTGCAGTAACAGGTATCGTTACTTCTGGTGGTCTCAGGTTGATCACAGTCACTAATAGAGGTGGAGGATATACAGGAGTACCAAGAATTGGAATATCTTCTGCACCAGCTGGTGGAGTTACTGGTATAGCCTCTGCTCGAATGATCGGAGGAATTGTTGTATGTAATCAAAGTGCTAATCCAAAATCAAGATCTGTTCAAGCAGTTGATATTGTAAATCCTGGTGCAGGATATACTGTAGCACCCGGTGTTAGATTTATTGGTGGTGGTGGAGCAGGTGCTGCAGCTACAACCAAGATTGGTGATGGTGTTGTTGGAGTCGTTACTCTTACAGATGCTGGTTCTGGATATACAACCTCACCAACGATTACCATTGATGTCCCTGGTGGAGCTGTAGCAACAGCAGCAACAACAGGAGTTGGTGGTACAATCTCTCTTACTATCACAAATGCGGGTATTTTCTATAGCACTGCACCAACAGTTACTATTAGTGGACCAATAGGAGTAGGTACAACTGCAACAGCGACGGCGACAATTGGAACCGCAGGAACTATTACTGCTTTGAATTTGACTAACGTTGGAAGTGGATATACAACGAATTCAACCGTCACTATCTCCAACCTTATTAGCGAAAAAGATTCTACTAAGGTAGTTTCTGCTGCTGCAACCGCTATTATAGGTTCTGGAGGAACTCTTACATCTATTAGACTTATTAACGCTGGTCTTGGATACAGCACCGCACCTACAATTACTGTCTCTGATCCAAATATGAGTTCTTCTGGAGATTTTGTGTTTAATGAAATTGTCACCGGATCTGTCAGTGGAACAACTGGTAGAGTTAGAGCTTGGAACTCCTCTACAAATATTCTTGAAGTTGGTAATGTTAGCGGAGAGTTTACTATTACAGAAAATATTGTTGGTTCAACATCAGGTGCAACACATGGATTGTTGTCGGCAAGTTTAGATCCTACCGACGATGGATTTGCGGACAATATTAATATTGAAATAGAAGCAGATTCTATATTAGACTTCTCCGAGCAGAACCCATTCGGTATTCCCTAAATAATCTTTATTATACCGAATAATATCTTAGGGATTCAAAATGTTTGAATATTTTTATAACGAGATATTGAGACGAACCATTATTTCTTTTGGTACTCTCTTTAACTCAATTACTGTTAAACAAACAAACTCTGATGATAATGTTGTCAGTGCTTTCAGAGTCCCTTTAGCATATGGTCCTACACAAAAATTTTTAGCAAGACTTGAACAGTCTGCTGATCTCAATAAGTCAGTTGCAATGACATTGCCAAGAATGTCATTTGAATTTACTGGATTGACCTATGATGCATCAAGAAAGGTAAGCACAACTCAACAGTATACTGTAAAAGATCCAGATGATGGATCAGAATCTAAAAAAGTATACATGCCAGTTCCATATAATATGCAATTTGAACTGAGCATTATGACTAAGTTAAATGATGACGCTCTACAGATTGTAGAACAGATTTTGCCATATTTTCAACCAGCATATAGTTTGACTGTTCAACTTGTTGATTCAATTCAAGAAAAACGTGATATTCCAGTTATTCTAGAAAACATCACAATGCAAGATGATTATGAGGGAGACTATACCACAAGAAGAGTTCTCCTTTATACTTTAAGATTTACAGCAAAAACATATCTATTTGGTCCAGTATCTTCGGCAACCAAAGATATTATCAAAAAGTCTACTGTCAGTTATCTTACTGGAACAGATATTACAAATACTACCAGAGAAGTCACTTACTCTGCTGTACCAAGAGCTACCAAGAGTTACACTGGTGATGCTACAACCACTCTCACCGCAGATATCACTAAGACTCTGAAAACATTTGAAGTTGAGGATGCAAGTGGATTGACTGCTAAGACTTATATAGATATTGAAGGTGAGCAAATCTTCATCAAATCGATTACGGATAACAAGATTACCGTTCTTAGGGGTCAAGATGGATCTACCATCACAGAGCACCTCAGAGGAGCACCTGTGCATCTCATCACTGCTGCAGATAATGCATTGATTGAAGAAGGCGACGACTTCGGATTTAGTGGTACGATCTCATAACAATGACAAATAAATTTGACACACTAAATGACGAGTTCAATGTTGTAGGAGACATTGTACAACCTGAAGTTATTGATAAAAAAATTGAAAGGATAAAAGAGACTTCTGATGATATTAAAAAAGACTATGACTATACAAGAGGTAATCTTTATAGCATAATTGAAAAGGGTCAAGAAGCAATAAATGGTATTCTTGAATTGG